CTTTCAGCAGCAGTATCACACAAAATCATTATCCAGCACTCCTAGCACAATTATTACATTTATATCTTTCAGGCGTGTCTTGCAACAAGGCAGGATTTATACTTTCTGTTTTACCACACACTCTACACGACACATTGATAGGATCGAATCGTCGAATCCTTGGAGTAGGGTCAAACTTTTTAAGTTTTTTATCAATTTCTATATCTTCTTTGTGTAAATGTGCTTCCATCATAGAATCGAATTTATTTTCGGTTTGTTGAGGTCTTCTAGATGCTCTATTCTTAATAGGACTTTCTTTTACAGGTTCTTCCTCTACAACTTCTTCATTATCTTCAGGAAGCATTTGTTTCAACATGGCTATCATCTGCTTGATTTGTTTAGGTGACATAGATTCATCCATTACGTAACCCCTTTGATCTTTGAATAGAAATTAAAATGTCTGATAAATTCTTTAATGACGTTGCTAAGTAAGTCAGTCTATCCATACGTTGTCTTGCATACTTTTTTATTTTACTTAATTTTGATGCTCGTTCATTGTGCTTTATTGCTTGTGTAGATTTTTCTACATAGCCATAACCGTTGTATTTATTAATCTCATCAGCAATAACATCTTTTATAGTCTCTTCTGCCCAATTATGTCTAGCAGCTTCTCTATTGAGAGTTCTTTGTATGTGAAAACTAAACTGTGCTAATCTGTAAGCTATTTGACCACAATCTTCTGGAGTAGTCTTTTCTAAAACATCTCGACTCATTGTTAAATATTTTTGTAATTCAACTTCTGGTAAAACCTCTTCCATATATGTAGGCATACCTATACGGTTCTCATATTCGTCAAGAACCTTATCCCAATTTTCTAATTCTTCTTTAGTAGTTTTACTCATTGATAATTCTTTTCTTCCATTCTTCTAACTTTTCATCATATGGCAGTTCTATATAATCTATGCCGTTGATGGCACACCATTCTCGTTTTGCTTGATCTCGTTTTTTATGTTTTACAAATCCCATCATATCCTTGTGATAAAATCTAGTAAATTTATAATGTTGTTCACCATGCACTTCTATACATTTTTTATTTAAAGGTAGATAAAAATCTAATATTAGACGTTCTGTTCTACGTAAAGGAATCGACACCTCTTCTAGTATTTGTAGTGTAGGGAAGCACTCTTTAATTAGTTCTCTAGCCTGTAAATGTAAATGAGATTTGTTATCATAGGAAGCGTGTGCAATACCACCTGTCAGCTTCCAATGATGATAATTTCCATCTAGGTCTTTGACTTGCATGTGATACCCATAGTTTCTCTAAGTTCTTCCATTAGTTTATCATAAACTTCAGGATTGTCAAATACATACTGTCTGAGTTTTTCTGTGCCTTGAAATTTAGGTTTGTCTTTAATAGATGTAAGAGTATACCATGCACCACCTTTAGCTATAATACCAAAGTCTACACATAGAGTTATTAACTCCATAGCCTTATCTACTCCAATGCCATATCTAATATAGCTTGTAATGTTACCTCCCGGCGGACCTAGTGCAGAACAGAGGACTGTCCAACCTACTTCTTGCCCAATCTGTGGACCATCTGCACCGCTATGCCAAGCCTTAAACATCTTGGCTCTTAGCTTTACATCGGTCTGATACGCAATTGCTTGTCCGCTTTTTTCTTTCCATTCTACATTGCCATATCCGGGATTACCCATAAGATGAGTAATACCAATAACAATGTTTTTATTAACTGGTATAACATTTGCAACCTTTCTACAAAACTTGGCTAATAATTTAGCACCGTCTGCTCGCTGCATTTTGTCCATACTAGATGTAATTTCTGCTTCAGTGCATAAGGCAGAATAAGAGTCGATAATTAAAATAGATCCTGGTTCTTCATTAATAATTCTTTCTGCAATTTGCAGATATTCTTCAGCATGCAAAATCTTACCTTGCTGAGAACCGATTACATTAAAGCGTTCTAAGTCTAAATCTGGAATGCCTTCTAAATCTCTTTTCTTTAATCTGCCCTCAATATTTAAATAATATACCTGTCTAGGATTTTTAAGATCTCCTTGATACTCAGGTTTTTGTGCTGTGGCAGCAAAGTCTAATGATGTTGTAGTTTTACCACATTTAGGTTGTCCAGTAAAAACTATAAAGCTGCCTTCAGGAATACCTCCATTTAAGATAATATCTAAGGCAGGACTTACTGGTATTACAACAGATTCTCTATCTACAATAGAGGTTGCAGATAATAATATTTCTTCACCGAACTTCTTTTTTACGTCTTCTTTTAAAGATGCTGCCATTATTCTATATCCTTGAGTTTAGAAATGATTCCTTTTTTGGTCTTGTGTTTAGTATACGATACCTTGTCTTTACGTTCAACTTCTTTAGTAAATTCTTTATTTTGTGATTCTAGTTTTGTTTCTTCCTGTTCTATGATAGCAATCAGATGAGGTGCTCGCAACGAATAAATCGTCTTACCTTTAGGTGTTAGTAACGCATTTACTATCGCCTTATCCGAATACGTCTTAAGTAATTTATTAGCACTACCTATTTGGTTTCTAAAGTATTTTTCCCATTCTGGAGATAACCAAAATCTGTAGTGTAAATCTTTTTTATCCTTAACTGCTTTTCTTTCACAAATCAATTCAGTAATATATTGAGCAGCGGAGACTGATTTACCATTAGAATATTTAGATATATATTTATTCTTTTGCTTTTTTGTCATTGGTATTAATTTTAATTGCAATGTTTTCAAGTTCATTATCAAATTTTTCTAAAAATTCATCTATTTTTTCAACGTAATTAACACCAGATGGTACGGGGATATGATAAAAATTTTCTACAATATTGTCTACTTCTAATAATTGATTAGTCTCATCCGAGACAGTAGATAATTGTGCATCGACTTTTACCAAAATTTCTCTCTGATAATTTGTTACATGCACTAATTCTTTAGGTTGATTAAAAAAGTTTGGATCAGAAGCATCTTTTGCAATCTGTTCGACATTTTGTTTTCTGGCTTGTTGAAATTCATTACTCGCAAGAGTATCCTGCACTTTTGCAGTAATTCTATTTAGTAATGCTTTTTCTTCTTCTGTAAGTTGATCTTCTATATTTGACATGTATGTTTATCCTAATGGCCTAAAGATATTATCCTTATTTACTTTCTTAAGATCCACATATTTTTTAGCATCTTGTTCATTTTGTTCTGATGCAGCTTTAGTCATAACAGATACTTTATGTGTGCCAGATTGACTTTCTGTAATCATAAGATTTTTAGAGCTTTTGTCTTTGGACACTACAGAAGAAGCTGTTTTAATTTTGTTTTCACTTTGTACTTCTTTAACAATTCTTTTGACTTGTGTATCTGTCAAATCTAATTCATTAGAAATCTTTGATACGTCCCATCCTTGACTGTGCAACCACAATGCTGCGTATTTCTGTGTTCTGTTTGTTCTGGGCATTATTCTGCCTCTCTTTCAGCGTTATATAAGTATGCTAGATTTTTACTGGTTAAAAATTGTACATATAGATCAAAAGTCTTTGGGTTTACAGTTCTAAATTTTTCATTAGATTTGCACACATTATCTAGTAAAGTAGACTTCTTTTCTTCGCCGTATATAGACATCGGATTATACAATTTACCGTCTGTGGAAGTTCGAATAGATAGTTTGAACGTACCATCTTTCCTTTGTATTCTTTTAGCGTAAACTTGAGGATCTTCTCTATGCCTTCTAGGTGTATCTTGCAAAACAAATTCTTCATTACCAGTTATAGTAAAAAATTCTTGTTGAAGCAAGTCTTCTTTGACATCTCCTGAACTTTTAAAAATATTGTTAGGTTTATATAAAGCCATATTAGCTCCACTTGGGTTTATATTTAGGTTTTGCGATTCTTGACATACCTTTAGGTAATTCTTTGGTTAATTCATCCTTAAGTTTAGCATCTTGATATGCCGTATGTTTCGCATCTAATGCCTTTTTATGGTCTTCACTCATCTTATCTCTGTTCCTGTTAGCTAAGTCACCGAGAGTTTTTAATTCGGTGTCTGACTTTTTAACAGAACTATTGATCGTGAGCATGTCTTCCATATAGTATCTCTGACAGGTAGATCTGCAATTTTTACATTTTATCTTTTCTTGATAGTCTCTTATAGTAAAGAACTTCTCGAAAGATTGATTGCACTTATTACAGAAATACGTATAGTTAGGCATTACGCGATTTAATCTCCGACATAAATTTTCCATTCTTGAGGAATCTCTGTCCTTATAGTAAGTAGCTGATGGTTTACATGCAAGTACTTTCTGCTTTTCTTTGGTATATATGGATCATTTTTTAGTTTTAATCCAGCCTGCTGTATAGTTTTATTGCCTTTTTTAGAGTTGCATTTATAACAGGCTGTCACTATATTGGTCCAGCTTGTAGCAGATTTTCTAGAGTGTGGCCATTTAGATTTGGGTATAACATGATCATAAGTTAATTGACCTATAGGAAATTGTTTACCACAATATTGACAACAGTAATCATCTCTAATAAAAAGATTTTTACGAGAAAAGACTACAGGTTGACCTATAAGCTTAAAATATTTAGTGGTTCTTACTACAGCAGGTATTTTACAACCACCATTTGCACCAATAACTTTATCATTTTTATAATGGTCTATAATTTCTATACCAGAATAATCTGAATGAGAATATCTGAATGCCCATACCATAGCTTTTCTCCAACCGATAATTCCGATTGGAGAATAATCAGCATTCAAAACTAAGCAATCTTCATGATTAATCATAGTCTATGCACAATATCAGCTATAATAGGATTACGAACAATGTCAGATGTTTCTAATTTAGAGAAGCCTACACCGTCAACACCTTGCAATCTTTCGATAATAGATTGTAAACCACCTTGTCTTGGTGTTTGCAGATCAGACTGATCTAAGTCACCTGTTAAAACCATTTTACTGTCTATACCAATTCTAGTCAGTAACATTTTTAACTGATCGTAAGAAGCATTTTGGCACTCATCAGCAATGATAAATGATTCATGAAAACTTCGACCTCTCATCAAACCTAATGGTACAATCTCAATCTGTCGATCAGATTTGAGCTTTTTGAAATGATGCATCTGTAAGAAGTAATCTACTTCATCAAACAGAGGCAATAGATATGGGTGTAATTTATCTTCAGCAGAACCTGGCAAAAAACCTAATTTTTCACCCGCCTCCACTATTGGTCTAGTAATTACAATTTTTTTAACACGTTCATCTAGTAGATATTCTAGTGCCATACCTACAGCGATATGTGTTTTGCCACTACCGGGAACACCCTGACAGAAAGATATAGTATTTTCTGCAACCGTTCTGATATAGTCTCTTTGATTTAAACTTCTAGGTTTTAATCTATTTTTAAATCCGACGACTATTTCTTCAGGTTTTTTATATGGGTCTGTACCCTTCTTGGTATTATTATGTTTAGTTTTCTTTCTCAATTGTTTACCTTTCGGAAGAAAGTTAAATTAGACAAGCGCCACCGGCACAACTAATTTCCTCTATTCCTACGGTATTATCCTCAGTTTCTAGTAGTTGTGTATAATCAACTTTAGTAAAGCTCTCAAAGAGATCTTTATATCTTTTCCAATTATATACATCTTTCATGCAATAGGTTACACGCTTTAAGTCTCCATCAAAATACTTATTCGCAAATCTATGCATTTTTAATGCAAATAACTTTTTATCATCTGAGTCTTGTTCTTGTTCTTGTTGCATGGTGATGTAATCACAAGCTGACCATAGATTATTTTCAAAAGCATTTAATCCTAATTCAATTAATCCGGAACACCACAACGCAGCATCACCATATTCTTTAACAATTTCTCTACTTGTATAGACTGTTGTAAATGGAGCCTGAGGATAATCCTTATCACCACTCTGAGGTATAAGACTAATTCCTGCAAAAAACTTTCTATTATTATAAATAAATTTTGTTACAGCTTCCCACTCTTCTGGTTGTACGGTAACTGTATTGCTGACATTATGACTCAAGAAATCTTGTGTACACAATGCCCTATTTTTACCAGAATGAACCCAATTTTTTTGAGCATCTTTTACCACACCTAGCATTTCTACAGCAGGTAATTGATTCTTTAGTTTAGATCCATCAGGAACCTCAATAGGAAACTTTACAACCTCATCCGTATCATTTGCAGACCAAGCAGATTTTTCACATGCTTGTGGATTATAACTTTTAAAATATTGATACGGAGGTTCTAATATATTGGCTTGAACGTGACGAATATATCTTTTAGCGTGATGAGGATGGATGCCAGAACTTGTACCAAGCATACTACTGCTAGTTCCTTCAGGTTTCAGGCACGTTACTCTAGCTGCTTGATTAATACCAATCTTTTTACACA